CCGAGACATCCTCGGAGCGGTCGAGGTCGACGCCGTCCTCGCCGAGCCAGCCGACCTCCTCGAAGCCGACGCCGGGGGCGGCGAGGGATGTGGGGCCGGTCGTGCCCTTGTCGGCGACCCAGACGCCCGAGGCGTCGTCACCGTAGATCCTGACGTTGTCGCGATCCTTAGCCATCGCTTAGCTCTCCTTCTTGGCGGTGGCCTTGGGGGCCGACTCCTCCGAGACGCGGGCGCGTCCGAAGTGGATGAGGTTCTTCGCCTCTTCGCGCGGCAGGCTCGCAGTCGCGTCGGCGTTGTGGTTCTTGCCGGCCGCGTCCGTGTAGGGGTACGCGAACTCGACCTTGAGGGTGTCGCTCATGACTGGATTCCTCGCGTGAGTAGCTGGACGGTGAAGAGGGTGTGGACCTTCGACGGGTCGACGGGATCGGGCAGCGGGACCGGCAGCGCGAACACGCGGCACGCGAACGCCTGCCGGATGCGAGCCAGGAGGATGCGGGCCGCCAGGGAGCGAGTCGCCTCCGTCGCTGATGTGCCATCAGTCCACACGCGCACGTCCAGCAGGGGCCTCTCCGCCACCGGGCCGAGATCCTCACCGCCAACCATGCGCACCTGAATGAACCAGGTGGGAGTCGTGGCCGCCTTTACTGTGGTGCCGCGCTTCCATGTCACGCCAGACGGGGGAGTGGGGAGGTGCCCGCCGTCGATGACGGTCAAGACGAAGTCGGTGAGAATGCGCTCGGCGTCAGCCGGGACCACGACTGGCATTAGCCACCTCCGATGGAACGGCCAAGTGCGCGGTCACTGGCCTCGCCAGCGGCGCCCGAACCGAGGCGACGCACGTAGGCGCGGGCTCGAGAGCGGCCACCTTCGGCGACGACGACCTCGTCACCCGTGAGCGACCGAGCGGCGCGTGCGATCCGCTCAGCTTCGGCCCGAACCGCCCCCCGCATCTCGGGCGACGTGAGGACTTCACGCATCGCGCCGCGGCGCAGATCGATTCGGTTAGCCATCGGTGCGGCCCACCTGTACGACGACGCCGGGCTGCCATCCGGTGAACGGGTTGCGCCAGACCGCAGGAGCGCCCAAAACCGGCCAGTCGGAGCCGCGGACCCGGATGCGCTGCGTCGGCAGAACCGTCGAGCCGTCAGGGAAGTAGAGGGTGTAGCCGTTCGTCACGGCGTTGCGATCCTCAGTGAAGGACTCGCCAGTGGGGCGCGGCTCGACACCGACGCCCGCGACGGTGTCGATCTCGACAGGCACGGTCCAGTCCTCGACATCGTTGCCGTAGTCATCCTGCGTCGCACCTGGACCAAGGATCACGACCGTCTCGCCGTAAGCGAACCCAGCCATCAGGCGATCGGCTCATAGTCCGGGCCGGCAAGGCTCACCGTGTACGACGTGCCCGACGCGCAGAACGCTTGAAGCTGGGCGATCTCGGAAGGCCAGAACATGCCCCGCCGCTCCTGCCGCGTGTCGAGCGTCTGCCCGAACGGGCCGGCAGTCTGAGCCTGCAAGGCGCCTGTGCCTGCCTCGTTCCAGCGGAGCACCGCACCACGCAGGAGCGCCTTGACTGCGGCGGCATGGGCGAACCCATCCGCAGTGATGCAAGGGGCGGCCAGCACGGCCATCGCCTCAGCGTCGTCGATCATCGCCTGGGCCTTCGCATCGTAAATCGTCGCGAACGGCACCAGATCATCAATGACGAGGAACGCCATGCTGACCACCCCTTCCGATCACTTGGCCGGCTTGTAGCCGGCGTCCTTGAACTGCTCCGCGATGTCCGAGCCGACCGTGACCTTCGATCCCCACGGGGAGGTGAAAGTCACGACCTTCTCGGCGGGAGCATCGGCCGCAGCCGGCTTCTCGTCGGTGGACTGGATGTCTGCCTTGGTAGTTGCCTTGCTGACTGCCATCAGGACTCCGATCAGGCGTTGTTCTGGAGCTTCACGAACGACGCGGTGTCGTTGACGAGGAAGCCGTACTCAGCCTCGGCGCGGACCGCGACGAGGTTGTTCTCCCACAGCGAGACGAGCGCGCCGTTGACGGTGACCGTCGCCTGCGTGCTGATGTCGTAGGAGATGCCGCCGACGGTGCCCCAGGCGGCCTGCGTCCAGTCGCCGAGGTAGCCGTAGATCTTGCCGGTGGCGGCGTAGACGCCGGGGCCGACGAAGGCGCTGCGGCCCATGAGGCGACCGGAGCGGATCGGGCCGGCCGTCTCGGTCAGCGGGGACTCGATGAACAGCGGGCGCCCAGCGGAGTCGACGACACCGTTGAGGACCGGCTCGAAGCGCGAGTCGAGCGCCCAACCGTTGGCGTCCTTGCCGGCCGTGACGAGCGTGTTGAGCGCCGAGTTCAGGTCAGCCCACACGGACGTGAACGCGGGCGTGGTGCCCGTGAACTCGACCGAGCTCGCCGTCTGGTCGATGTACGTCGAGAACGGCGTGGACGTGCCGTGCAGGGCAGCCGCGTCGAAGGCGACCGCGAAGGCGCGGGCGACGTCGTTGCGGATGAAGTCCATGTAGTTGCCGGGGTTGGCGCGCACGACCTCAGCCGAGACGACGGCGATGACGGCGAGCTTCTTCGGGTCCATCGTCTTGAGGGACATCGAGCCCGAGCTGGCCGGCTTCTGCGCGCCTTCAGCGACCCACCCAGCGGTGAGGTTGCCGGTGACGACCGGGATGGACTGCCCGTTGATCCCGAGGGGGATCTGGCGGGCGAGGCGCTGCACGACGGACTGCTGGGCAGCCTTGTCGAAGATGCCCGCGGACTGGTCGCGGTTCAGGAACCCGGAGAAGTCCGAGTTCTTCGTTGCGGCGGTAACCGCCATGATGTGCTCCTATGGTGTGGGCATCTCAGATGCCAAGCGATTTGCGGAGGGCCTGCTCCAGCGGGTCTCCGTTGAGCGGGAGTGGGGCGGTGCCCCTGGTCCCGAGGTCCAGCGACGGGAGCCCGGTCGGCTCCTCGGCCGGCGCGGCCGGCTTGAAGGTTTCGAGCAGTTCGTCAGCGTCTGCCTCGAGTTCCGCGCGGCTGGTCCCGACGAGGCGTTTCGCCTGCGCTGGTGTCAGCCCCTTCTCTGCCGCGACCTCGAGCCGGATGGCGTGGGCCTCGATCTCGGCCACGCGCCGCTCGGCAGCCTCGGCGCGCTCGGTGAGCTTCTGCGCCTCGGTCTTGTCGCGGTCCTCGAACTCCTTGAGTCGATTCGCTGCGTCGGCGTTGGCCTTGGCCCGCGCCTCCTGCTCTCGCGCCTTCTGCTTCCAGAAGTCCACCGTTTCAGTGGGCTTGGGCTTCGGCGCGTCCTGCTCGACGGTCTCCGTTGCGGGGGCCTGAGCGTCAGTGGTGTCCTCGGACATGGTGATGTCTCCCGTTTCGGGATCGTCCGTCTCCGTTGCGGCGACGGTGGTCTAGTTGTCGAACACGGGCTCAGCGCTGCATCCGCAGTGGTCGTGAGCCTCGAAGTCAGCAGAGGCTTCGCCATACACGGCGCCGCGGCCCGCGAGCATCTGGCAGAAGTCGCAGCCTGAGCCGCCGAGCACGCGCTGATATCCGGTCGCACGAGGGTCGGCGGCGACGGTGCCTGTGACGGTCTCCCGCCCCGAGTTGAGGACGAGCCGAGCCATCGAGCCCTGCGTCTCAGTGAGCGCGTCGGCCATCGCCAGGTCTGCCACCTTTCCGGCAGCCGCAGACTTCTTCGCGGCCACGACGGACACGACCCGCAGCGACGTCGAGAACTGATCCACGATCAGCGGCTCAGCGAACACCACCTTGATCTCGCCCGGCACACCTGACGCCTTGCGGAACGCCCGGAGGTAGTCGGCCGCCAATCCAGCCGACGTCTGCCGATTGCGCTGCACCAACGCGGCGACACTCACCGCGAACGCTGGGTACGTCTCGTCGAGACGCGCCCAGTCAAGCGCCGGCCAGAGACGCGAAACCTGAGCGATCGTCGCCCGACGCAGCAGCAGTTGCTGCGCGCGGTGCTGCTGCGTCAACGTCCGTGGTGTCACGGCAATGGCGCGGCCTGCGCCGCATCAAGCACGGCAGCCAAGTTGTTCGTGGCACGCCCAGCCTGACGCCAAGCATCGTCACGGTCACGCTCCGTCTGTGACATGCCGAGGAACTTCTCCTGTGCCGTCTGCGGAGTGATGACCGGGTCGTCGCCCTGCGTCAACTTCACTGCGGCGTCGGCAGACTGGGCCATCGAACGAGTCTCCATGTCGGCCCACTTGACCTCGATGTTGGCCGCGTTGGATCGAGCGTCCCCCTCGGCCTTGAGCGCAAGACGAATCGCACCCTCGAGCGCCGGCTCATAACCCTTCACCCGGCGCTGACACTTCAGCACGAGGCCCGAGATCAGCAGCGCCAAGGCGTCGCCACCAAGGTTGTTGATGTTGGACAGGAAGTACGTGATCGGCACGCGCGACAGGCGAGCCATGTGCGCCGCGATCTCACGAGCCAGGTCGATGTGCGGCCCGAGGTCGGACGCGCCGAAGTCGCCGAACTTGGCGTCAGGGCCCTCGGCGACAAACAGCTTCGCAATGTGCGCCTCATATGGGGCGACGGGGTTTCCGGTCACCGGGTCACGAGGCACCTCAATGCCCGTAGCCCACTTCTGCCGGAAGGCGCCATACTCCGCGATGGCCTCGATGTTGAACATCGTCTGATTGAGCAACCGTTGCGGCACCACGAGCGGCGCCACCTCGGAACGGATGGAACCCGTCAGCTTGTTCTGAAGCTCGAAGAACGGCACCTCGCCGAGCGGGTTGCGGACGACGGCCTGCTCGGTGCGCGTCTCGCGCGCCAACCACCGGGTCTGCTCACCCACCGCCGGATTGCCGCGACGCACCATCTTGACGATGGCCTCGTTCGTGTAGAGCGTGCCGAACGTGTCACCGGTCCACTCGTCAGTGAAGACCTTGAGCGCCGGACCGCGCGACCCGTCAGGCATGTATGAGAGGACCACCTGACGGGGGTCTTCGTAGTTCAGCCGCGCGCGACCACCAGACCGGGGCGGCGACACGGACACAAACGATCGGCTGTAGACGAGCGCCGAAGTGATGGCATCCTGACTGCCGGCGTCGAAGTCCGATCCCTGCCAGATCCCGTCCCACACGTCCTTGTCGGCGTCGGGCTCGTCGCCGATGCGAATGCCCTCGACGTTCATGCGCTCGGCAGTGGCCTCGACCGCGAGCCCCGTCAGGTTCGTCGTCGCCAGACCGGCCATGCGGTGGAACTTGCGAGACGTCTCCGCCGACTCCGGCGCCGAATGAACGTCATCGACGAGCTCGCGATACGCGAGCATGTCGCCAGAACGTGCAGTCAGTTCGTCGTCGAGGCGAGCTAGCCACCACTTCGGGGAGCCTGGAGCAATGTCTTCGGCCACGGTCACCCCTTCATGGGCTAGAAAGCGAACGCCTTGGATGGCGCCTTGGGCTTCGGTTCACGCTGAGAGCGGGTGGTGAAACCCCAGACGGCGAGGGTCACCGCCACAAGCGGGCTGATGTCAGACACGCCCTTGCGATGCCACGCCCACGCATCACCCAACGGGCGCTTGCGGGCAGCGGCTAGCGATGCGTTCAGTCGAAGATCGTTCAGGTGGCGCAGGCGCTCGTCCGTCGCGGCGTCAAAGAACATGCCGCACGCCTGCGCCATCTCACGGGCCGACGTCGTAATGACGTCGACGCCCACCTCCTGCAATGGGGCCAGCAGCGAGCCGGCCGGGCCAGACGCATCGAGGACGACGGCGCAGGGGGACCACTTCGCCACCAGTTCGGCGACGCGCCCCGCGACCCATGCCGTGCCGCGATAGCCGACCGTCTCCTGGTCAAGCTGCACGTGTAAGCCACCATCAGCACGACCACCCGCGATGCCGATGCTCGCAGTGGAGCGATCGGGTGGGATGTCGATCGCGAAGGCGACAAGTTCCGGCCTCTCAACCTCGGCCGCCTCCAGCGCGAGCCGCGCCCACAGTGCCGGGTCGATCACGGTGCCACGGTTCGGGTCATGCCACACGCCCAGCCGCTCACGAAGGAACATGCGCAACCCGGCATCATCCTCACCGAACGCCGCACGCTCCTTCTCGACAAAGTCCGCGCCAATGCGGATGCCAAGGCCAGGGTTCGCCATCGCCCACATCTCACGGTCATCAGGGTCCGCATCATCAGGCGCAGACCAGTCGAAGAACGCAAGCCCCTTGTCGCCCTTGATGCCACGCTCACGAACCGTCGCGAGAACCTCAGACGAGTCCAGGCCGGCGCTCGAGGTGTACCAGAGCTGAGGATTGCCAGTGATCGACT